ACACTTTGAACTTCCATCATTTTACATGAATGCTATGGTACAGATGCCGGATCATGGTGAACTCAAAGCAGAACACTTCAAGAATCAAGAGTATGTGTTCTCAGGACACTTCCATAAACGTCAGAAGCAGGGTAAGATACACTATATCGGTAATGCTTTCCCTCACAACTATGCCGATGCGTGGGATGACGACCGTGGTATGATGATACTGGACCGTGAAAACGGTAAAGAGCCTGAGTACATCAACTGGGATGACTGTCCAAAGTACCGTACAATCAAATTATCACAGTTGATTGATGAACAAGCAACTTTGTTAAAAAGTAAGATGTACTTACGAGTAAACTTAGATATCGACATTAGCTATGAAGAAGCAAGTTTTGTTAAAGAAACCTTTATGCAACAATACAATTGTCGCGAAATTACACTGATCCCTCAAAAGCTACTTGAAGAAATAAACACAGACCTTGATATCACACAATTTGAAAGCGTAGATCAGATTGTAAGCAAAGAAATTCAAGCTATTGACACAGACAGTTTCAATAAGAAACTGCTATTAGAAATTTATAACGAGCTAGCATGATTAAAATTCGAGATTTAACTGTAAAGAACTTTATGAGCGTGGGTAATGTTACCCAAGCAGTTGACTTTAACAAAGAACAACTAACACTAGTACTTGGTGAAAACCTAGATCAAGGTGGTGACGATACTGGATCACGCAACGGAACTGGTAAAACCACTATCATCAATGCACTTTCGTATGCTTTGTTTGGTACAGCTCTCACAAACATCAAGAAAAACAACTTGATCAACAAGACCAATAGCAAAGGCATGCTGGTTACACTCAATTTTGATAAAGATGGTAATAGCTATCGTATTGAACGCGGTAGATCTCCTAATGTATTGAAATTTTACATCAATGATCATGAACAGCTAGACGAAAACATTGACGAAAGTCAAGGTGATAGCAGAGAAACACAAAAAGCCATCGGTGAACTGTTGGGTATGAGCCATGAAATGTTCAAACACATTGTTGCTCTGAACACATACACCGAGCCTTTTCTCAATCTCAGAGCAAATGACCAACGTGCTATCATTGAACAGCTACTTGGTATTACTATCCTAACTGAAAAAGCTGAGTTGTTGAAAGAAAAGGTACGTCAAACCAAAGATTTCATCACAGAAGAGACACTAAAGATCAATGCTATCGAAACTAGCAACAAAAAAATTGAACAAAGTATTGAAACACTTGTTGGTAGACAACGTGCTTGGGAATCAAAACGTAGAGACGACATTAAAAAACTCGAAACTGCAATCGAAGAGTTAGAAAAACTTGATATTGAGGCAGAGTTAGAAGCACACGACCGATTGACCAACTGGAATGAGTTAAACAATCGTATTACAAGTCTCAACAAAGAAAAAGCAACACTAGAAACTGCTTTGATGAGAGCAACTAAAAGTGTAGAAAAAGTTGAAAAAGATATCAAAGAACTCGACGATGCACTTTGTTATGCGTGTGGTCAAACACTTCATGCAGATAAAAAAACTGAAATTGAAACTAAGAAACGCAAAGAATTAGCTGATGCTATTGCATACCAAACAGAAGTTGCAGACAAATATGAAAGTACACTGGTAACTTTAAACGATATCGGTGATATCAATAGTCGTCCTAATACATTTTATGAAAATGCCAAAGAGGCATACGAACATAGAAACAATGTAGATAATCTACGCAGTGCATTGATAAGTAAGCATAACGATGTTGATCCGTACCAAGAACAGATTGAAGATTTAAAAACTACTGCTATTCAACCTGTTGACTGGAGTAATATCAACAATTTGACACAACTGAGAGAACATCAAGAGTTTCTTCTTAAACTTTTGACCAATAAAGACTCGTTCATACGCAAAAAGATTATTGATCAAAACCTAGCGTATCTGAACAACAGGCTCACGTATTATCTTGACAAGCTAGGCTTACCACACCAAGTTAAATTCTTAAACGACCTCAACGTAGAGATTACTCAATTAGGACAAGATCTAGACTTTGATAACCTGTCTCGTGGTGAGCGTAACCGTCTGATACTCGGCATGAGTTGGGCATTTCGAGATGTTTGGGAAAGTTTATATCAAGGAATCAACTTGTTGTTTATTGATGAGTTGATTGACAGCGGCATGGACACTGCTGGTGTTGAAAGTGCTCTAGCTGTACTTAAAAAGATGGGCCGTGAAAGAAACAAAAATGTTTTCCTTATCAGTCATAAGGATGAACTGGTTGGTAGAGTCAACCATGTAATGAAAGTTATCAAAGAGAACGGCTTTACCAGTTACGAAAACGACATTGACATAATAGAATGAACGATACACACGATCAATTGATGAAAAAAGTTTTAGATTACTTGGACGCAAGTGAAGATTTTGAAAGGTCTCCTAGCGAAAGAAGCAAACGTAGAGTGCGTAGAGAACTTAGAACATTGATAACATTAGCAAAAACTAGGCAATACGAAATTAAAGACACTTATAAAGTTGTGCTTGAGGACATTAGAGAATCAGGCAAATGGGATTCAAACAGAAGAAAATCAAAAAAGGCAAAAGAATAAACTTCCAACGGTACATAATGTATGAGTTGGATGTATCAAGGCAAACCTATTGAAGAAATATCAGAAGAGTACGAAGGCTTTGTATATCTAATCACAAATCTCACAAACAATAAAAAGTATGTAGGCAAAAAACTAGCACGATTCAAAACTACCAAGCCACCTCTCAAAGGCAAAAAGAACAAACGTAGAGGCTACAAAGAATCGGATTGGCGTGAATACTGGGGCAGCTCAGATAGGCTCAACGAAGACGTTAAAGCATTAGGCGAAGACAAGTTTAGTAGAGAAATACTTTACTTTTGTAAAAGCAGAGCAGAAATGAGTTACATGGAGGCACGAGAACAATTTGATAGGCGAGTATTAGAGACGGACGAATACTATAATGGTATTATCAATGTCCGTGTAGGCGGCAGCGACAAGCTGCGACAGGCTTTATTAGAACAATCAAAGGCAATATAAGGGACACTGAACAAACTCCAAGAGTCAGCCGAGGTAAAGCTCGTAGCCGGTGGTGTGGAGAGTCCCCGTGTAGAAGCATACGTAGGCTGAAAAGATTTGGGCTCTGAGAAAAAGCAACCCAAGGGTAAGTGTTTTCGCTTGTTAGGGAACAACTGCCTTCCGTTGATATGACGAATCTAGAGTAGGGGGATACAGGTCAACCGCCTCCGACAATAGCGTGTAAACTATATTTTAGGAATATAGCTTAGAAACTATTGAATCTCTTTTAACAAGATGGCTGAAGCGACTCGAATGATGCGCAAAACCATACTCGCCCGGCAACGGGCGAATTATGACTTCACAATCTGAATGATACTAAAAGCATATGCTTTGCATATGCCTTGTTTCTAACTAATCACAAAGATATAATACGTGTTGAGCGATAGCGATAACACAGTTGAACGTAGTTCAACTTATAATTAAATAAATATAATATAATAGTTGGAACAGTTCTAAATGAAATTATTAGAAGTTATTGATGTATCATATAAATCTAAAAAAATAAAATTGGTTGAAACTGCTGGGTTGAGTAGACCAGATGGTATTGTACAGGTAGCTGACAATAGATTCCTGTTGGTTATCAATGACTTTAATAATTCTGGACAACAAAGAATTTATGGGTTTCCTTCTTCTCAAGCTGCTCAGGATGCACTTGATCAATACACTGACCCTAATGTAACTGCAAGTCAGTTTGAACGTAATAACCGCAGCAACTTGAGAAATTCAAATTGGCGAAGAGCTACTGATGTTGTAAGTCAAGAAGATTTTGAAAGACGTTCACGAACAAGTCCTTTCTTGCAAAGATTGACTCAAGGAAGAATTTTTGGTGCGTTTACTGGTTTGCTAAGATTTGCTGGTGTGGCTATGACTGTTTACTATGGCATACTAAGTGATGCAGCAGATGTTATGGATGATGATTCTCTAACTCCTGATGAACAACAAGAACGCATTGATATACTTTATGGTTTGTTGGTAGTTGAAGTTACTGCGATGCTTCTAATAATTTTTAGAACAAGCAGAATATTAAACCGAGCAATAACATCACTAAAAACAACTGTTAGAACTATGCAAGCTGCTGCTGGCTTTAGTATCGTTGGAACAGTTCCTGCAATAATAAGTTTTATCGCCAGCGAAGCAGCATTTTGGGCAATAGGTTATGCATTAGCACACAGTGGAGTACAAAGAGCTCTAGCAGATTTTCTAGCAGGAACATTTGTTGGTAACGTGTTTGGTTATGCAGGACAAGCATTAAATTCTGCTGCTGCTGCTCTTGCTGAAGCTACCAACGATAGGTTTGGCAGTAGAAACTTACAAAGATGGTTAGGATTTCCTGACGCTGACACTACAAATCGAATACGTAGTGCGGCATATGGCAGTAGTGAATGGGCAAAATTAGTTATGGGTGCTATTATGTATCCACCACAAGCTGATCCTTTGATTGTACCTTATATTCCTTCTGAACGTAGAGAAGCATTGTTAGCAGAAAAATTAAACACTAGCATAGCAGAAATTGAAAGTCTTGATGCAGAAGATACCGAACAAGCCAATGCTCCAACAGAAACTTTACCTAATGATTCAGCAGCTGACGTTGCTCAAGATGATGCAGTTAGATCAACTCCTAGACCTGAAACACCAGCTGAAAGGTCAGCACGAACTAGAGAACAAAGTTTAAGAACTGATTACAGCAATCCAAATTATACTAGAGCACAACCATTTGCTGGTCCACGTTAAAGCAAAGGCATTTTTGCATTTTTAGTATTTTCAATGTTGTCTTTGATAATTTTAGTCATGATTTCTTGGTCTTCAAGATCTGTATCGTATAAAAGTGTATCAACATTTACTCCACCTCTCATATACCAACTTAGTTGATAGCAATGATGTTTAATCTGTTTAATTTCGTTTTCCATCTCTGCGGCTAACGAGTTGATTTCATTGTCAGATAAACTCGTTAGCCTTTGCCGAAAAAATCTGATTGATCCAACCTAACCATTATGTTGTGTTCTTTTTTGCAATTTTCGTTGCCACATTGTACGTTTTTCTTTTGTGGCGCCCAGCGTTGAACATTTCCTTCAATATGTTTTTTCAACGCATGAAATATTTTTACATCAGTGCCAGCAATCCAGTTGACTATTTCTTGTAAATCTGTTTCAACTTCGCCATCTATTTCTACACTAGTGATAGTCATTACCATTTTTTGTACATTTAAATCAGCTAGCTCGTTGATTAGACGTTGTTCATATTCTTCTTTTTCTTTTTCATCTTTTATTTTAGGTGCTTCAATGTTGATTGCACGTTGGTATGCAATGATTTGTTTTTGATTTTCTGTGTATTCTTTATAGTTTAATGGTCTAGTTTTAAAAACAAAATTATCAACTGTAAATGTGTCATTGTATTCTAAACTGTTGTAATGATCGATAAAACTCTGCAAAGGAATATCGTATGTATTTTCAGTTTTACAATGAGGACAATTTGCAAGAACTGAAATA